TCTTCATATATCCTCCTATAATTGGGGAGAGTCTACACTAGCCCTCTCCCCTTGTTTAAGTTTAAGCTCCAGCAGAACCGTAGAGTCCTAGTGGATCGTCCCAAGTCTGAGAACACCTAAAAGTAACCTTCCACTTACCATTCTCACTATCGAAGTCGTTATCCTTAGTAAACTCAGGCTTACGTCTCCAGTAGAACACAGGCCCATTAGGAACATCAGTTCTAATAAACCATGCGTCAGGGTCAGTAAGGAAGTTGTTTACCATAAATGGCATCGCTCCCTTAGCTGCGTTCAGGTCGTTATTCGCCCCACCGGGAAGCTGGTCACTACCAAGTATAACCTTAGCGTTCCATTGGTTAGTAGGAGCTACGATCAAATTCTTAGCCATAGCATTGACCTTAAAACCCCTATGATCTACAAACTCACCTATGTCAATAAGTGCTTGCTCCAGAGAAGTATTACTCAAATCCGCAGGAGTAGCAAGTTCATTACTCACTACACCACCACCACCAAGAGGATGGTTAGTAGCCAGTAACTCCTTAGTATCCGCACCTACGTAATTAGGATTAAACGCCCTGTTGTAAACATTAGCGCCGAGAATCTCAGTACTATGCCTTACACTCCTAGCAAGAGCTTTAGAGAGTGATTCCATTCTACGATAGAGATCATCCTCAAACATAATCTTAGTTACTTTAAAACCAAGACCAAATGCAGTATGTGCTGTGGTATTCTTATAAAGCTCTTGCGCTTCATCATAAGTAACCCCACTGCCTTGATTCATCTCTGGAACAGAACCTAGTCCCATTTGATTCATGGTGTACTCAATTGCTTTAGTGGATTTAACCACATCCATCATTTTGGTATACTGCTCTGGGAATTCTTTATACTCATCCCCGTACCATTTCCTAATTCCGGGGTCTAGTGCCTCGGAAAAATGTCCTGTATTTATTACGCCCATTTTATATCACCTCCCTTATATACTAGCTGTGCCAGCTCTATGCACATGCTCATTAAGTACTACTTCTACCACCACATGTTCACCCCAAGCATTATCTACTACGGGATAAATACCCTCGATGCGTAACTGAAGCCCAGTGCCTATATCACTAGCATCAAGTTCATGAATACTGTTCTTAGTCACAGAACTACCAGTTTCATCATCATGGTTAGCAGTCTCACCAATATCAGCAGCAGTAGGAGCAGTACCAGAATCACACTGGACAGCGTAGACAATATTAGGGTCTTCATATATTAGTATCTTCTTTCCGCCTGCACTTGCACTATCATCTACATACTGAGCAGCTACACCAATTACGGTAATACCGTCATTAGTAGTGCTTGATATTATCGTACCCGCATCTTGCATTGTTACAAGGTCGCCACGATATATAACTTCTCCTGTTGTTACCACCTTCTCTACTGTCCTTATCTCTCCACCACTAAGGTGTCGAATAGCACGAAATCCTCGTGCGGCATCTTTATTTGCCATACTTTCCTCCTAAAAATTAACGTTCTCTAGTTACATCACCATACACAAGATGTCCATCACCCTCGGCATTGGCCTCATTTTGCATATTTTTCTTCATCTGTTTACCATCTACTATCTTAGAGTTATAGTATGCATTCCTAGCCTCAGCTCTTTCATTAGGTATCCACATTACTATCAACTCACGTACTTTGGTGGTGGAATTTATATTCCCACTATCGTGCATACTTGCAGAGACTTGATTAAGCTTCTTGCTTAAGTCCTCATCCACTACCCAACCCTCAGCTAGTTTCTTCTGAAAGTTCCCATCTTTACCTGAATCTACCCAGCGATATGTCCTACCAGGTTCTTTAAGATGCTCAGGGATAGATATTAAACTAGCGGGTTTCCAAGGTTCAGACGAGACTCTCTTAGTCTCTGGTTTCCTATCCACTGGGCTTCTATCCTCCAGAGGTTGCGTTGCTACTATTGGAGCTACGATTGCAGGTTCAGTAGGTTCAGGAGCTGTACATACTTCTGGTGCAGACTCCTTTACTACTTCTTCTGTAGTTGTTTCTTTTTCTACTTCTTTGCTTTTACTAAGTCCTAGTTTATCTAATATATTACTCATAACTCTCTCCTTATGCGCCCATTAGGCGAAGTTGATTTTTCATAGCTTGTATAGGGTCAGCTTCCTCTGAGAACATGTGAGGAGCAGCTTTTATCTGAGCCTCAGTTAACTCTATCTCTCCAGCAGAACTATCCCCACCAACCTTAATACTCGCAGGTTGTGCGCTAAACACACCTGATATATTAACAGCAGGTTTAACTTCTTCTTTGTTATAGCTAAACCTCCGTTCAATCTCCTCAGTTACCTTAGTCATGCGTTCTTTAACATCTGGCACACTAGTCTTCAGTGACTTATCCAAAGCTATAGCAGAAGCCTCCATAACCACATCATACTTATCATCACTAGGATTCAGCCACGGAGTAGCTAAGGCGATGCCCTGCACTATCTTAGCATCGTCACTTATTGGCACTGGCTTATTCTTTAGTGTAGTCTCAGCATTAGCCTTATCCCCAGTAAGCGCAAGTATCTTTGTATCTATCTCAACTACTGCCTCTGCATTGTTATCCTTCAATGCAAATTTCTTATCCTCTTGAAGTTTAGCTAAGTCTTCATCTATTCTATCTACTGCATCTTGCTCTGGGTTACCTGCTGCACTAGCTACTTGAGCCTCGGTAGCTTTGGCACTTCTAGTCATAGCCGCAACTAAGTCTTTATTATGCTGAGACATAGTTGCCATAGTCTCTTTCATATCCCCCATAGCTTTAAACTCTTCTTCTTTTCTATCATACTCCTTAGCTTTCCAGTATATCTCCTTACCTCGTTTGCTCTGCTCAGGAATATCATTGTAGCTCTTAACCTTATTCCCTTCTTCTTGTCCTGGGTCTAGTATCTCTATTGGTTCATCATCTTTAGGTATACTAGCACCTTCTTCCTTAACTGTTCCATCTGCATTTACCTCTGCCATTTTACTTCTCCTCTATGCGACACAGTACATCTGTATCGTTCATTATAATAAACTTCTCTCTATCATGCTGAAAGTCACTACCTGAATACTTACCAAAAAGTATCTTATCTCCTACCTGCACACCTTGAGCAGTAGCTCCTACGGCAATTACCAAACCTTCAGTAGCCTTTAGGCTTCCATCTTGCGCTGTGGGCGGTAAGATAATACCACTACTAGTTACTTCTTCTTCCTTCCTCTGCACTATGATTTTAGCAAACAATGGTACTAATGGCATAGTGGTTTTAGTCTTGCTCATTCTCCCTCTCCTCTATTAATTCTTTTAAGTTTGCTAGTTCAATTTCTCTCCCTAGAAGTATTCCTTGCAACTTAGCAAATGACGCTAAGTTGTTACTATCTATATTCCTAAACTGCTGGTAGTCCTGTTCCACCTCCTTTTCACGTTGTTGATAATAATACCTACCTACTGGACTCTTGGCCCATTCTCTCAAGTCTTGCTCATCCAAGTACCTCACCTCCTTCCTCTACTGGGGGTAAAGTTGCTACTTCTCCTTGGTTTGCTATAATAAGAGCTACTTCATGCGCATCCATTACTTTAAGCATATTATTAGTAAGCACAAGTACTGCTTCTGGATTATTTGCTATAAGTGGATTAGTTAAGCCAAACTCATATGCTCGTTGTGCTTTGCTCATCATTTCCGCTTGGCTAGTAATCCTTGGGTCAGACACAGGGCGAATATCAAGAACAGGTACGGTATAATCATCACTACCCGATATGAAATCCTCAGCCAGTGTGGTACTATCTTGTATGGCCTCGTAAAGTGCATCATCTACATATACCGCATTAAGTGCTTCTATTGCTTGGAGTTCCTTAGTAAATGCCCCATGTACTCTCTTATGTATTGAGTTAAATACCTTAAGCCCTTGTTCCACAGTACTCATCATAGTAGTTGCTGTGGTATCAGCACTAGGTAATTCTCCCATCATAGAATCACTAACACTTGTGACTTGTCTAGAGAAGTCTATAAGATCATTGAGTACTTTGGACAATACGCTACTTGGGCCTTTGAAGTCGAAGAAGTAAAGAGCTTTGCGTATATCATCACTAGCTGCATCTACCTCTTTAAACTCTCCCATCTTAAGAGTTAAATCACCTTTCTTAACTCCACTCCTCTTATTAATAAACCCACCTTGGAGATTGGCCAGAGTACCTGCGTCCGTTATCTGATTAAGCATAGCATTAGCAGATTCATTGAGCCTTTCTAGAAGATGCCCAAAGCCAAAACCTCCAGTACCACTAAAGTTAGGTATCAGTACATATTCCACATACTGCACAGCAGGTGCGCTCATACCATTAACTGTGTTAATTGCTAGGTTTTCTTGAATACTTAACACTCTCTCGGTGTTATAATCTGTTAATACCACATACTCTTTAACCTTACCCGCAACTTCTATATATCTTACTTGTTCTACTAGATTAAGGAATAATTTATTATCTTGATTATCCTGAGTGCTAGTAGCTTGTTGTTTAGCCTCGTCTATCTCACTACCTCTGGACGTAGCACTTTGCTCATCAACCTCAGTCTTACGGAATATTTTCTTATCCATGTAAGTCTGTGCAGTTTCAGTAGTCATTATATAAGCGTGACTCTTTCTTGGAGATTTCTCCAATGTAGTACCATAAGGTATTACCAACTCACCTACTCCAAGCAAAGAACTCCTGACCTGCTGCAACGTGTGGTCGTAGTTAATCTTCTTATACTGTGCACCAAAAATAGCAAGTTGGAGTAACATTGCATCTTGTTCAGTTTTCCAATTAGGCATTTTATACTCTAACTGACAATTAAGATACTTCTGCCTACGTTCACCTACATCTTTCTTCGCCTTGTCTAAGACTAGTATCTTAGCTATTTCTACTTCTGGTATCAAAGCATCATATGCTCTAGCTTGGAATTGAATACAAGCGGTGGGTAGTAGCGGCACATTGGTATTAGAGCAATTAGGCCAGGGTTTAGTCTTAGGGTCTAGTTCGCTGCTAAATAACTGCATCCATTTCTTAGCCCTTTTACGATAAGGCTCGTAGCTTTGATAATCCTTCTTATATTCCTCTATGCAAATACTACCTATAGTAGTCAAGTCGTCTTCTTTCATAGTAAGAGCTAGATTAGGAGATAAAGTTATCTCTCCTTCTTTAGCCTTGGCCTTACCGAATTTTGCTTTAAGTCTGTCTAACATAGTTAGTCCTTTATCTTTGGGTATATTATAGGGGAGTTGAGATTCTTCCAAGCTTGCTTAAAGTTTCTTTTTCGGGTTAGGCTCCTTCGTAATTTCTCTAGCCCAGATACCTTCTTAGGCTTCATGCCGGTTAAAGTAGTCCCAACTATCTTACTACCTTTTATATGTATTTGAAGTTTGCTCATTAGCCTACTCCTAGTAGTGATAGCATTGAGGGTGAGGGTGCTACTGCCACTACTGGCAATTCCAATCCATCACCACCGTTCCATAGTTCTGCTACTTCACCTGTAGCTTGCTGACCTATACTTACGCCCCCATAAGATACAGCTCTATCCCACATAGGTACTGTATCTATTTGCCCATCAAAGAAAGATACGGCGGGAGTTCTTGAATCGGCCCCCATCCGTGCAGGGGCCGTGTTTTTATTTATAGTCCCACTAGCTGCTGTTAGGCCTTTGTAAACATTATCGACAAAAAGCCTTACATTTGACCCATCGAATGTTCCTACAATAAAAGCCCAGGTATCTACTGCCAATGTAGTTGCTGCGATTACAGTTTTTGAGGTGGCCCCATCTAAAGATACAGTGAACCTTGCACTATCAGTATTGGTGTAAAGCACCCACGACCTAGAAGACCCATCCCACCATTTACTTATTATATCTCGTTCTCCTACTACTACTGAGCCAGGGCGAATCCACGCGGCAATAGTCATGTGATCTGGTTCTAAATCCGCATTGTCCGCCACATCTGCGTAATCATTTGAGTCAAAATCCCCCGCCGCTGAACCGTGTTTTTTGTTTACACTATCAAAGGTTGCACCAGTAGCGGACATATGACGAATGCCAACAGAGTCATCCCAGTTGTCATTCATATTCCATGCGTGTATGAGGCCATCTGTTAATGCCATGTTATGTCTTCCTTATCTCGGATTCCGCTTCGCAACGAAGGCCCTCATCATGCTTATTTTTATAAGCCCTGACATAACTACCAACTACACAGCCACCTATAATCCCTTCCAAGGCCTTCATAGTAGAAAACAAAGTATCTCTATCATTCTTTGTTTCAAACTTAACATCAAAAACAAGATAAGCGATATCATCAGTATCAACAGTATCTACGCAAACATATTCAACATTATGCACTCGTGGGTCATTGCTATCTGGCACTATTTGTTGAACGGCATTCCGTCTGCCATTATTGTTAGTTTTCACAAAACCTTGTAATGCGTATTTCATTATTCTTGCCAGTAGTTAAGTTCATACTCTATATCAGTAGCAGCAGAGGTTACTATATTAATCGCTTCATTAGCACCGCTTTTAAACAAGTACCCGTCTGGTGTGACTAGTCTTGAAATCCCTGCAATCCCATCCCCTGTACTTTGTATATTACGTATCGGAGTAACTGGTGTAGTTCCGCGTTTAATAGTAATATCGTTTGCGTCAGTGTTAGAGGTGGTGAGAACATAACCATATACATAAGTAACTATGCCTGACCCACCCGCTGCAATTGCTGCTGTGGTAGTTGCGGTTGTTATAGTACCAGTAGCAGGGTCTTCGAGCGTCTTTCCATGTCCTACTTCCACATCAATAGTACCATCTATAGTACTCGTCATGTGCAAAGCGTTACCAGACACATGTATATCTACTGGCTCGCCTGTTACTGCATCTACGCCTTGTAGTATGATTCCTTTACTTTTACTCATATCTACCTCTTAGTATCCTGCGCTGTTCGTATTAGGACTAGAGCTTAAATCCTCTGGCTCTTCCCATTCTTCTTCGTAATATTCCGTAGGTTGAAGGAGCAGTCTATATAAATTCTCCATCATATGATCGTCTTTGTCTTGAGGTTTTTGACTCTCCTTGTCATACATATAACCTTCAAATTCAAATATAGTCCTTACTAAGTCTCTAAATATATAAAGCGTGGGCTGTTTGTTTTGGTTAAGTTCTAAATGCTCTTTAACTCCTAGTATCCCACTTACTTTATCTTTAGAGGCTGTGCGAAGATAGTAACCTTGGGTGGCTAGTTCTCTATCTACCTTTTCAAATACACATTGAGGATTGTTAAAATCACTCTTAGCATAAGGGTCTATGATTATCTTCCCTACTCTACACTTATAATACTCAATTCTCCTTAGTACTTCCTGCCCTATCCAAGTACCGTCACCGTTCTCAAATATCTCTTGAAAGAGTATCTTAGTTCCGTTTGGTAGATTAGCAAGCATAAGTATTGCTTGTGGCTCTCTAGCGTGGACATCAATAGCTATATCTACTATACAATCAACAGGGAGAGATACTCGGTCTATTAGATGTATCTCTCTGTTAAACTGAGGATAGATCATACCTTCAAGATACGCTGGTATACCATCAACCCTTTCCTTTCTCTCCCGTTCGTTTAGTTTACTACTAAAATCATCTACACCTTTTTGATTAATGCCATAACCTATGTTATCCCCCATAACTGCGTGGACATTGAATGTACTAGGGTCTGGACTTCCTTCTGGGAGGAACGCTCCATTAGGTAGATACTGGTCTCTAGGTGTAACTGCTTTAATTATCTCCCTGTCTACCCATGCTTGTTTAAGTAGGGTCATACCGAAAAAGGATTTTCCATTCCGGTCAATTAATCCACGGAGATTAGCTATGTATATTTCTCGTCTAGGTGGTTCATCATAATGTATAATGTCCCCATGCCAACCTTCGTGTAGTCCTGAGTCTTGGCGGTCTGACATTATCTCGATAGAACCACCCGTTAATTCATTTATCCAAAGTG